GATAAAAATGCCTCTGTTGCAACCTCTGTTGTTGCATCTGCAAGAGTGTATGGCATTGGGGCTGATGCATTCTCTTTTATTCTATCACCAAATTCTTCAAGAGCCTTTGCTATTGATGGTTCTGATGCCGCAAGTGCTGCTACCTTTGCTATTTCTGATGATTTAATTCCAAGACCTTCTGCAACCGCCGCTTTTTGCTCTGGAGTTAATTTAGTTAATGTGTCCTTGCTTGTTAAATCTGCAATTAGATTTGCTGTCTCTTCTGTGATAGCATTAGGTCGTGATGATTCTTCAGAAGGTTCAGAAGGAGTTGGCTCTGGTTCAAGAGTTGGCTCTGGATCTATATCCGATGGCTGAGGTGAAGGCTCTGGTTCTGGCTCTGGAGAAGGCTCAGGCTCAGGGGTTGGTTCTGGTGTCGCCTCATCTGTGGTTTCAGGGGTTGGTTCTGGAGTGGGATCGTCTGGTTGAGTTTGCTCAGGCGATGGCTCTGGAGAAGGCTCAGGCGTAGGGTCAACTGTTGCATCTGGTGTTGGCTGCGGTTGATTTGCCATAGCAGCCGCAATTGCTGCGGCAACTCTTTGTTGCTCTTCAAACAACCAAGTTTCATTATATAAATCCCAAGCGTTTTCAATTGCATTGTTTAAGTTAATAATAGATTGATCATATGTAGACTGTGCATTATTTTTTGCAGTTAGTTTATTTGATGCATCTGTAACCGCATTGTCATATGTTGTTGCTTTAGTTGTTAAAGTTTGATTATATGTTGTTAATGTATTATTGGCCTGAGTATATGCAGTAGACTTAGTATTATATGTTGCTAGTTTATTATTGTAATCTGTCTGTGCCGTCGCCTTTGCTGTCACTGCAGAGTTATATGCATCAATTTGTGCCTGTGTAGCTCCAGGTCCAGAAGAAAATGTTCCAAGATCACAACTAAATCCTACTCCCCAGCCACCAGTATAAGCGCAACCTGCTCCAGTCCATCCACCTGGAATTGACCATCCAAGGTGATAGGATCCTGGACCGCCACCGTTATACCACCAGATCTCTACATCTAAAGTTTTATCTTGGCTAACATCATATACTGGAGAGTATGCACTCCATCTAACCCCTTGCTCAACCCAGTTGTTAACTGCAAGTTCGCCGTCTACATACATTCTAAATCCATCGTCTGTGTACCCTGCAAAATACACTGAGTCCCAGTCTGATGGAACTGTAATCTTTCCAGTAAATTTAACAATAATGTTTTCATAGTATCCGCAAACTGGGAGCTGCATCGAGTTTGAGTTCCATGTGCCAGAGCAAATAATGCTATCTGGAACTGCTATATTAGGAAATACCCTTGTTAAATGATAAACGGTGTACTGAAGTCCTTCGCCACCAGCACTTTGAATTACCGATTGTGCTGATTGAAGGTTGCTATTAGCAGTATTAAGATTAATTAATGAAATATCAAGGGCGTCTTCAGCATCATTTTTTTCAGTCAATGCTATGGCAACTGTAACAGTTTGTCCATCTACTGCAGCTTGGGCTGTTGTTTTTTCAGATAATGCTGTGGCCTCTGCATTAACTGCATCATCGTATTCAGCATACGTCGTATCTCTCGCCGCTTTGGCGGCAACTGCTGCATCGTATTTGTCTTCTGCTATATCTATTAAGGCTCTAGTATCGGCCTCTTCTGTAAGATTTGTTACCTTTTCGTTTAGTTCTGCTATCTCTTCAGCGGCAACTGAAAGTGGATCATCGCTATAAGCAGGTGTGAGAAATAGCCATCCAAACATTAAAATGAATGTTAATGACAATCTCCATGCTTTAGTCCTAGTCAACTATAACTCCTAAACAAACGATTTGTTTGTTTAGTTAATTATATCATTGAACTATTTAGGATTATCTGTTTTATAAAAGCCAGAACCGTTGAACTTAATACCAAAAGTTCCAAACTGTTTAACCATTGCAGCACCACACTTATCGCAAAGTTCTATTGTTGATGCTTCGCTAATTGGTTTTGTTATCTCTTTAGTGTGTTCACATATAACACACTTGTATTCATACGCTGGCATTTCTCTCCTAAAATTTAAGGAGCAGTTTAGACACTTGCTCAGGTGTATCCTGCGGGTAGCGGCCCGCATATAGTCTGCGACTCCCCAGTGACGGGGTGCAGACTACTATTATACTATTACTTGATTTTGATGGTCTTTGGCTTTTCCTCTTCAGGAACGACACGCTCTAAATTAATAGTTAGCATACCGTTTTCAACCTTTGCACCAGTAACCTCAATATATTCTCCAAGAGCAAATTCTCTTGTGAATTTACGAGTTGCAATACCCTTATGCACGAATTTTGCATCCTCTGTAATATCCTTAAGCTCTCCCTTTACGGTAAGAGTCTGATCCTTTACAGTGATTTCAATGTCTTCTTTTGCAAAACCCGCCACAGCAACTTCGATTAAAAATGTATCTTCGTCGTCTGTTTTGATTACGTTATAAGGTGGGTATGTTGAGTGTGATGCGTGGCTGTGAACTTTTGTAAGTCTATCTAGTTCACGATTAAAGCCAATAAAAAATGGATCCTTAAAAAGATCCAATGTATATGATGTTACCATTTTATTCCTCCTTTAAGCGAATAAGTTAATATACGGGCCTCCTATTGGACGACCCGTATATTATTATATCAAATATTTTATTTATTCGCCAGAGGAAACTTCAGCTATTTTAGACTTAGCAATAGCCAAAACTGGGCCAACTAATGGGGAATACCCAGTGGCCACGGCCTCTTTATTGCACTTGGTTACAGCAAAAGACAGGAATTCTTTTACTGCATCGTTTTTTGGTGTGCTTTCTTTAAATGCAACTATATAGCTGAATGCCGATAGATTATAAGATAAAGGATTTTTATTGTTATAGTTTGCCTTTATTAGTCCGTTAGCCAATGGCTCAAAATCACTAAGGAATTGAGATGCTGCTTTTGAAGTAGGAGCAGTAAATTTACCAGCACCATTTTCAATTAAAGCAAGTTTTAATCCACCCGCAAAGGAAGACTCTGCGTATGTTATTACGCCATTCATTTGACGGGCTATCATTACGACTCCATGAGATCCTGACCCTGCCTGTGAAGTAAAAGACAATGTTCCAGGATAAGCAGTCTTAAAGTCTTTATTGCCTGCTTTAGTCCAAATTGTTGGGGCTACTGAATTTAAATATTCTGTAAATATCTGACTTGTTCCAGATCCGTCTGCACGATAAGCAATTCTAATAGCTGTTGCTGGAATCTTTGGTTTGACTCCCTTAATTGTGTTATCTGAAATAATAGACTTATGATTCCATTTTGTAATCTTACCTGCAAAAATATTTGCCAATGTTTCTTTTTTAAGTTGTATAGGCTTTGAATATCCGTCAAGTCTATAGATGACTCCGATAGGGCCAGCAATAAAAGGAATGTAGACTATACCAGATGGCTTTAATTCTCCTGGATTATATGGGGTATCTGTCCCAGCAAAATCAATAATTTTATTATTTAGTTGTGATCTACCAGCACCTGATCCCAATGAAGAATATGTAATGGTATTTCCAGTTTCCTTGGCATAACTAATTCTGCATGCGTCAAGGTAATTTGATATAAAAGATGATCCCGATCCAACTATATCTTCTGATGCGTTGGCGGGATGTGATGTAAAGATACTAGCAACCAGTGCTAGCGTTATGACTATAGATTTATTTCTCATAGTATTAATAGTATATCTTTTAAAAATACATAATTACAAAGTTTAATGGAAACTCTGGGTTAAATGTAGGCTAACACTATACGACACTAAGAGATTAATCGTTTGGAATATCTGGCATATCTAATTCGATCAAGCCTTTTTCTTTAGCCAGTTTATGTCCTTCTGGACTTAAGTGTAATGTTGCCTCTAGGTTTTCATCGTATTCGACTTCTACTAAACCCGCTTCATACAATTCCATAAGTGATTTATCAACATATTCAATATGAGACTGCCAAAGCTCTGGCGCTATATCTTTTGCCGTTTCGCTTATAGAAAATATCATTTCGCCATTTTCATCCATGCCCTCAAGGGATACCGCTCCTATCTCTATGTAGTAAGCTAATTTTGAATCACTGTCATCATACTCATCTTCATTCATAATGTCTCCTTAGTACACCAGGTAGGACTTGAACCTACGATAGCCGAATTATGAGTTCGGGGCCTTGACCAACTTGGCTACTGGTGCCAAGTGTCTATTGTAACGTGCCATCTTCATTTTTGTCAATGGTTTCTTCTACTAACTGTTGTACATAATCAGAGAAATGCTTTCTTATACTTCCAGAAGGCCTGTTCCCTAAAGACTTCCACATTCTTTTATATTCTATAATATTGGCAAACGTAGTTGGACATACTGGCACACCGTTATATTCTTTTAGAACTGTTGGCAGTGGCACATGTTTTCCGCAACATTTACACTCTTTAGCTTTTTCTTGATATATACTCATACTATTTCCATTCCGTCTAATACATCTGATAGGTCCTTTGGCATCCTTGGTGGTCTTATCATGTTTGTTACAATTGTGTCTTTATCTTCTTCTCTATCAAATCTTAGTGAGCTATATGTATGAATGTCTATCTCATCATTGTTCTGTGGCCTACTTCTACTAATTGCATTAAATATAGATCCGCAAACAGCATCAGCTAAGTCTTTAGATCCTTTTCTAGGGTGATCAACCTTGTCTCGCATAATCTTTAACTGTAGTAATTCATCAATTAATAATTTGATTGCTGGTCCACTGAGCCTATCTTCTGCTACAACCATGGCCATATCGTCGTAATGCTTTTTAGCTACCGATAAAGTTTCTGTGTTAATTCCGTACTGCTTTAACTGCTGCATCATGTCGTGTGAGTTCCATCGGTCAAATGTACATACACGTATTTTAAATCCTTTTGTTCTTAATGAAAGAATGTAATCTTTAACCTCTGTAAAGTCAACAGACTTATCTGGAGTAGGGGTCCAATACCTCACAGCATCAACTTCAACAATTGGTGCTGGCTGTGAGTATGTATCTGTAACTTTTACATTAACCCATTTTTGAACATGCGCCATAGCAACTGCACAATGGTCATGCTTTTGCGCTAAGTCTACGTGCAAGAAATACTCTTTGTCTGGATCTGGAGCAAACCAGTCTTCAAATCTTCCAAAACCATCTACGGCTAGAGCCATATTACTAAATGCCTTTTCAATCTTTTCACGAGATTTAAAGAACGCATCTATTGCCTCTGATGGCATGCAGGCAAATCTTCCTAGTGCGTCTGGGGCATTCTTATAAAAAGCTACTTTAAAATCATCAATACTTCTAGTAGGATTAATTTCCCACGTTGGCCTTTTTAATGCATACATTCTAGGATATTTGTAAGATAAAATGTGATCTTCTTCCCACTCAATATCAAATTCGTTTCCATCTGTTCCGTCTGGCAAAGAATCGTCTAGCTTAAAATGGTGTGTTCTGATTACAACTTCTTTCTCTGCAACAACATCCTCATACCTTTGCTGTATGTAATCGTTCTTGTATCTTGGGAATGAGAGAAGAATAACCTTTCCATAATCTGGAAAACGTGAATCTACAGAGGCACGGTACATCTCATATATAGCGCTACCAGTTTTAGCTTGATCATGACCTGTTGTATTTTCAATAGCAAAACCTGAAATTTCGTCAAGGATGATTACGATAACGTTATAACCCTCCCAGGCCTCACGCTCTGAGTGACCTGAGTGTACAGTTATATTCTTATTAAACTTTATTTCAGAAGCTTTTTCGCTATATTTTCCAGTAAACCATGGTGACTTATCAATACGTGTTCTGAATCCCTTAAAGAATACATTATTTGCTTGCTGAGCGTTAATAGCAATGTTAATGATATCAATTGAGTCTCCAGGAGGCTTTCCATAATAGTGTGCTGGATCTTTAAGACACAATAGTAAATATACTATATATGCTACCGATATAGTTGAACAGTAATCTTTACCAGAACCCTTACCTAGTTGGGCAACAACCTCGTTAGCTGTCTGCTTAAACATTCTTCTACCTTCATCTTCGCCAAATAACTTTATAAGCGTAGATTCTTTATAAACTTGAGAACTCTTTTCAATAAGAGTGTACTGATATTCAGATAATGGTGGTAAGCCAAGATAATCTGGGCTTGTTACAAATGTTCTTAAATCGACTGGCTTCTCTTCAAATTCTTCGCCGTCAAGTATGTCAATAAGGTCATCAAAATTAAGATCCACTAGATTCCTCTTGATCAATTACAACTGGCTCAACTATTCCAGTTATTTGAGAGAGCCTCTTAGCAACTTCCATCTTGCACTTAGGGCATGTTGCAGTAACTTCCTTTAGAATCTTTACTAGGATATCTTGTTTGCGTTCAGTATCAGCAATTTGTGTAGCCAGCTCTGCATTATCTAATAGCCCAATCTCTTGAAGCATCCCAATTCTTTTGCCTTCAATATCAGCAATAAGCTTTAGTGCACCTGATTTAACACTTAATTGTCCCGCCTGATCTGCATCTTCAACAGTTTTCCAAGCCTCTTTGATTAACATGGCGTAGTGTTGGTCTGCGCCTGAGATAGCCTCTTTAGCCCTGTCACGGGCCGCTGTATCGTTGTGCACGACACTCTTCCACTCATCTATCAACTCAACCACTTCGGCTCTCTTAAAGCCTGTTAGGGTAGAAATTTGCGTAGGGTTATTACCTTTAAGTAGTTCTGAGACTACTACGTTCATACGATCAAAGTGATCAGCTAATTCAATTTCAGACATATATTAGAGTATACTCTTAGTCGACTAAAAAATCAACTGGATTTGGCTATCTTATATAGAACTAAATATCCAATTAAATCATCAATATCATTATCTCCAGCGTATCCTTGGTTATTCTTTACTCTATTTAGTTTATCATCTATACGAACTTTTAATTGTTCTGTTGAATCCGCCGTTGAAAATATTCTGGCTGGCTCAAGGGCTGAGTTGCCGTATGAGATATTCTTTTCAATTAACATATGGGCAATCTCATGACATGTTGACCATATCTGATTACCTGCTGGAGCTCCGACTGATCTTAAATATAGGTCACTACAATTAAAATTTGTAACGTCTTCAAATACTGGTTTTAACATTATCTTCTCCTTAGCAGGACATTTACAACATCATGCTCTTTAATTCTTTCAAACGTGGCCGCTTCCCCATTTAAAAATTCCATTGTGTATTTATCATTTAATTCTACCAAAAACTCATCTGGTTGTCCAGACCCTAATTCAACAACCAATAATGGGCAGTTGCGGGCTTCTTCAGAAAATCCCTCAAATACAAATCTTTCATGGCCCTCAACATCTATCTTTATAAAATCAATTTTTCCAGTATACGTTGAATCTAAGGTATCTGCATTTATTTCTTCTGTATAGTAATTACCATGCTGACCATGATTACCAGACTGATGTTCGTTTACTATTCCAGATCCGCCAATATTTTCTTCCCAAATATTTAAAACCATTTTATCTTTTTTATTTGATAATGCTATATTAAATACATCAATTTGCCCAGCGCCTGAGTAATCATTTAAAATTGTAGCAACTGTATAAGATTTACATAATCTTTCTATTGGCTCAAATGCCAGTACACGACCTGATGCTCCAACCTTTCGTGCCATAACCTCTGTAAAATAAAATATATTTGCACCAATGTCCAGGCACGTCCATCCAGGCTGCACATTCTTGATCATCCATTCAGTAAGCTCTTTGTCCCAATAACCTTCATTTTTGCAGGTGGCCTGAACATACCGATCTGTTTTGTCTCCAGTATAAACATAAAAAGAATCTAGAACCTTGCTAAAAGTAATTGACTCAATATTTCTTGGTTCTATTCTCATCTTTTTTTAATCAACCCAAACTTGTCTAGTGATCTCTGTATAGTCATAGCAGAGACCTTACACTCTTCAGCAATTTCAGTTACCGTTTTCTTTTGAACTACATATCTTCTATATAACCAGGTCTGGCTTTGATACAGTTTCATCGTTCTGTCAACACCTTATTAGCATAATGAGCAATGCCGAATGCATCTGCTACGTCAAAATCTGATACAGATAGACCGTACTTTTTATTAAAGTAATCTACTGTTCTTTGCTTTCTCATATTACGTAATTGTGTTTTATACCATGAGTCTGCATACCCTGGATTCTTTACTCTAATTGCCTGCTTCTCATCTTTAGTTGGATTCTTATTTCCTATATATGCCTGCCAAGAACTCGTTC